CCCGTGGACCCCGAGGCGTGGGATAGGTGCCCACCCTGCACCACGGACGACGACATCAGGGCGCTCGTGGACGAGACCATTGACCGCACCATTGACGGGCTGATTGGCAGCCTGCGAGGAGACGGGCGCAAGGTCCAGACCCACCACCCCGACTGCTGGCAGCACCCCGACCACCATGCGTGCGCTGTCCGACGACTCCTCTCGCTGGCCAGCAAGGCTGAAGCGCTGGCGGACCACTGGGAGAAGCACGGCACCGGAGGCCCCCAATGCATCGAGGAGTTGCGTGACCTCGCTGAGGACTACGTATGCCCCTCGTAGAACTGGCGCAGCCTGAAGCCGAGCCCGTGCCGACCGTGGTAGCCATCTGCCGCAACCTGCTGGAGCGCGCTGAGTCCGGTGAGTTGCGAGCGGTCGCTATCTGTGGCGTCCTGCGTGCAGGTCCAGCAGCGTTCGCGTCCATGCGGTCCTACTACGTCCAGCAGGAGCACATGCCGCGCATCACGCAGTCTCTCGCCGTCCAACACCTCGAGCAGTTGCACCGGGTGCTGGATGACTCCGAGGAACTACCCACGCCAGGAGATGAGCCCTCGACCACGTAGGTTAGAGTGTCCACGTGGCACGCTACACACAAGAGGACCGCGACCGGGCAATGGGCGCCCTCATGGCCTCGGCGGTCAAGGGTCCGAACGGCTGGGAGCCTAACTTTAGGTCGGTCGCTAAGGCCCTTGAAGGGGTCACACCTCGGACCCTTGCGCGATGGTGGGCCGCACGGGATGCCGCACAAGATGCCGCATTACGCCGCGTTCACTGCATCACTCAGGACAAAGCACAGGCCGAGGGCTCCCAGACCTACGAGAAGTCAATCAGCGAGTGGCTTGCCCAGCGGACGGAAGAACTCCTAAGCGACGACGAGGCATGGCAGAAGGCCCACCTTGACGCCCGCGCTCGGACACTCAAGATTGTGGGCGACCTGGGCAGGAAGGAGGACAACCGCACGGGGCAGTCCCGTGCCAGCCGCTTGGAGCGGTTCAACAAGGCCGCTAAGCGCACAGCAGCGGCACAGGCGGGCGATGTCCTGCCGTTCAAGACGAAGGCGAAGTGATGACAGTGGCTGAAGCGGCAAAGGCGCATGTTGTGCCGATTAGTGTGGAGGACCAACTCCGCATCACCCGACTCTATGACAGCGGTTGGGCATCTGCGGAGATTGCCTTCGTCATGGTGCTCCACTACATCGACGTGCTGATTGTCCTGATTCGCTCGGGACGGTGACCGACCTCCTGACATGCCCTCAAGCGGAGTTCTTCGCAACGGTCGACGAGTGGACCGAGCAGGAGCAGGACGACGCCCTTTACGCCCGGTGTGAGACAGACCTCGAACTGTTCTGCTCGGGGTTCTTCCCCGACCGCTTCCTGATGCCGTTCAACGTCATGCACCTCGACTTCATGGCCCGGCCGAAGCAGCGGTGGAACGAACGGGAAGAGCAGCAGAAGGTTGCCGACGCCGCCCCACGTGGAGGCGCCAAGAGCACAATCGAGAGCTACGCCAGCCTGGTCCATGACGTGGTCTACGGCTTTGAACTCTACGTGCCCATCATCAGCACGACCTACGACCTGGCTGAAGACCTCGTCAAGAACCTGCACCGGGTGTTCACGTCAACCGATGGCTACGAGGACCTGCACGCCATCTATGGGCCGTTCGTGGTCGAAGGCACCCGCACGGACTTCGTGGTCAAGGTGCCAGACGGCGACCATCGCGGAACCCGCATCAAGGCGTTCAGCTTCGGCGGAACCATCCGGGGGACCAACCACGAGGGCGTGAGGCCGACCAAGGTGGTCATGGACGACAGCGAGCACCCCGACCGGGTCCGCTCGCCGACCCAGCGCGAGAAGGTCGAGAGCTTCCTCAAGAAGGACATCCTGAAGTGTGGCTGGTCCTACACCCTGTTTCGGGTTGTCGGCACCGTGCTTCACGGTGACAGCATGTTGGCCAACCTGCTCCGGTCGCCGGGTTGGGTGTCGACCAAGTACAAGGCTGTCATCTCGTGGCCTGAACGTATGGACCTGTGGCTGGTCGCCCGTGACCTGTGGCGCGAGCTCGACGACGAGGACCGGGTGGAGAACGCTCGGGCCTTCTACATGGCCAATAGGGTCGAGATGGACCGAGGGGCTAAGGTCCTGTGGCCTGAGTCTGAAAGCCTGTGGGACCTGATGGTGCTTCGGTGGGCTGACGGTGAGGCATCGTTCAACAGTGAGAAGCAGAACGACCCCGTCGACCCTGACCGCCAGGTGTTCGACGTGGACCGCTTCAAGCGCTGCCGGTTCAACGGCACCCACATCACCAACGCCAACGGCAAGAAGATTGCCCTGCGGTCCTGCCGTGTGGCTTTCTGGCTCGACCCTCGAGCGTCCGAGGAGGTCAAGCGCAACGACTTCGCAGCCATCGCTATGGTGGCCCGTGACCCCCAAGGCTACCGCTACGCCCTGCGGTGTGAGATGAGGCGAGAGAAGCCCAGCGACAGTCGCGCCCGTATGTGGTCGTTCTTTGAGAACCACCTCAACATGGACGTCCGCTACGGCTACGAGGACAACGGCTTCGCCGCCCTGAACGATGAGGGGTTCCAGCGCGAACGGGACGACCGGAAGCGCCTTCGGCAGCCTCACACGTTCAACCCCAAGGGCTACCCGTCGACCACCAACAAGCACGACCGCATCCTACGGCTACAGCCTGACGCCGAGAATGGGTTCTTTCAGTTCGCCGAGGAGATGCCGCCGGAGGTCATGGAGCAGTTCCGAGACCTTGGCAGTGGTAGCCACGACGATGGCCCCGACGCCGTGGAGCGGGCTGACTGGCTGCTGTCGGCCGCCATGCCCAAGGTGAAGGCGTCCGGTTGGGGTGGGTGAAAAGAATCTGAGGCGTTCGGCAATAGAGTTTCTGGTGGCCCGTAAGTACATGCAGAACCCAAGCAACGGACACCCAGGACATGACCATGCGCATCAGCATCGACGGAATCGCCTACGAAGCCAGCCACCCGACCAAGGGCATCCACGGCACCACTTGGATGGTCAGCCGCATCGGCAAGAGTGGCCGGGCCCTCAAAGCCACCTACGCCGCGCGTGAGGTTGGCGGCGTCTTCCGTCTCGGTGGGAGGATGTTCTGATGACCCCCGTCGACGAAGCAATGCGGCAAGTGTTGCTCGCAGCCTTCAAGGCCGGATGGATGGAGCGCAACGGTGCCTATTCCGGCCCTACCCACGATGAGGCCGCCCACGCCTACGTGGCGCGCGTGTTCGCTGCCGAGGTGCCCCCGGTTGACGCGTGGGAGCCCGTAGACCTCGGCAGCCTGCCCACCGAGTCGTGGACCGCATGCGACATCCCCGCGTCATGGCCGCCACCGGGGCACCCGCACCTGAAAGCCTACTTCGATGACCGTCGCATCCATCCCGGCATGATGGGGACGGCGCTGGATGCGGAGTCCACGGCACTGTTGGAGCAAGCGTGCGCCAACCCCGAAAAGCCGCAGACGGCTACGATTGGTGGTGTGGCGTGGGTCTCGGTGCTCAGTGGCGACGCCCTGCACATCGGGCCGGCCATCCCAATCCCAGCCGGCTACCAGCGGGTGAGCGTAGAGACCATCTGGAGCGACGATGTCGTTTGGGATTTCACCCCCGGTGAGGAATGACCCCCAAGCGGCTATAGTCCCGTCATGCCTATCCTCTACCCGCTGAAGCCCGTCCGCAACATCCAAGGCTACAACTCGGCCGATGACGGCACGAACGTCTTCACGCGGCCCGAGGACCAAGCGGAATGGGTGGACCGCTACAACTGGCTGGACAAGGCGTACTACGGGGAGCCCTACGAGCTTGGCGACGTCACGGCGCTGAACCTGTTTCGTGCTCTCGACGAGAGCGGCGACAGTATCGGGGACACTCAGCGGCTGGTCCAGGACTGGCGCTTTGTGGTGGACGTGGACGCTGCCGCCATCGCAGGCCACGCGCTCAAGTTGGAGCCTTCCACCGAGGGGCAGGACATCAGTGAGGCGCAGGATGTCTGGACCCGTTCGCAGGTGCAGGAAGAAAAGGGCCGATGGGCTACCGACTGCGCCGCCCTCGGCGACATCTGCCTGGAGGCCATGCCTGTGGAGCGCAACGGCCAACGGGTGGGCGTGCTGGTTCTCCGTGACCCTCGGCACGTAGTGCTGACCTACGACGACGAGACCAACACCCGCATCGTGCGAGCGGTCATCACCATCCCCATCGAGGCCGCCGCCGAGGTGGACAGTGATGGCAACCAGGTGGAAGACGGCCGGCTCCACAAGCATGTCCGGGTGCTGACTGAGGACCGCATCGACGTGTGGGAGAACGGCGAGAAGGACGAGGACATGAGTGGGCCCCACAAGTTGGGCGTTGTCCCGCTGGTCCACATCCCCTTCCAGCCCTGCGTCGGTGACCGAGAGCACGGGATGCCCGCCCCCCACGGGTTGGAGCAGGCTTTGGCCCATGTGGACAGCGCCTTCAGCCAGATCAAGGCTGTAGGCAACCGATTCGCTAACCCCATTATGGCGGTGTTCGGCGCGCTGTTGGGCGAGGGGTCGGACGTACTCAAGTTGGGGCGCATCATGTCGGGGATGGAGACAGACGCTGACGTCAAGTACGTGGAGTCCAACCTCTCCGGAGCGTCCAGCCTCATCGACGCCGCTGAAAAGCTGCGCATGATGGCCCGAGACACCATGCCGGAGTTTCTGTTCGCTGGCGCTGGCGCCAGCGCCAGCGGTGCCGCCCTGCGCTTCCGGTCTGCCCTCTTCATTCTCAAGATGGAGGAAGTGCGCGGCCGGTTCTACTCGGCGCTTGCTCGGGTCACCGAGTACGCGGTGGCCATGGGAGCCGGCGTTGCGTGGGATGCGGACGCAATGCCCCTGACGGTTGCGGGTGGCCCCATCCTGCCGGTGGACATGAAGACGGAACTGGAGATGCTCGAGGTGGCCAAGGGCTTGGGCCTGTCCTCAGTGGACATCGTGCGCCACCTGCAGCGGTTGGAGTTGGTGGCCCCGTCCGTGGACCCGAAGGAATACGCCCAGGCCGAGGACGACCTGAGAGCCGACCGCGCTACGCAGTTCTTCCAGCCCGCAGTGGGTGACGAGTCCGAGGAGTAGGTGGCCTCCGCTAATCAGCAACTGGCCGATGACGCTGTAGCCCATCGCCTCTTCCTGCTCCGTTTTGAGGCGGGCACGGTTCGCGCCATGCTGGACGCCTACCATGTAGCCCTCGGCACGACCGAAAGGCGTCTCAAGGTCCTGCACGCCCAAGCCGCGGCAGGCAAGACGGTTAGCCCTGCGGCCATCGCTCGGCTGGTCGAGACCCGCGCAGCCCTGACCGCTGAGGTACGCGCCCTTGACCCCATCCTGAACGCCATCTTGCACGGGCGGCTGGTCGAAGCCGCCGAGGTAGAGGCCCGCGTCTCTCAGGCGAAGTTGCTGAGCGCGGTCGCTCCGGAGGTACGCGCCCTGCTGGCAGGCGTGCCGACTGCGCAAGTGGCCGCTGCGGTCATGCAGCCCATTGGTGGCACCCTGTGGAGCGACCGAATCTCGCGCGACCTGTTCGAGTTACAGGATGCGCTGAAGCGTCAGATCGGGGCAAGCCTTGCAGCCGGCTCCAGCATCCCCCGCGCGGCCAAAGCATTGAAGGACGCCGTTGGTGTCGTGGAGACCTACCGAAACCGGCTGGTCAGCATCGCGCGCACCGAGATTCAGCGGGTGGCCAACACGGTGGCCCTCGCCAACTACCAGCACAACAGTGACGTTGTGGGCGGTGTCGTCTACCTGGCCACGCTGGATAGCCGCACGTGCCTCGTGTGCGCCCCGTTCCACAACAAGGTCTTCCGGTACAACGGGGCTGGGCTTCTCCCGCCTGATGCGCCTGCCGTACCTCAGCACCCTCGCTGTCGGTGCTTCTACGCGCCGGTGACCCGCAGTTGGCGAGAGATGGGGCTGGACATCGACGACCCTGGACACCGCAGGCGTATGGACGGCAAGCGCCCCGAGAACATGGACTTTGAGTCATGGCTCAAGCGGCAACCCGTGGAGCGTCAGGTTGAGGTCTTCGGGCCTGCCCGCCACGACCTGTGGAGCAATGGCCGGCTGCGCATGGACCGATTCAGCGACCAAGGGCGAGTGCTCAACCTCGGCGAGCTCGCCGCGCGCTACCCCTCGGCGTAGAAAAATCGAGAGCACGCGAAATAGGTCCAGACCGCCCGCGTACTACGGGCATGTTCAACCTGCTGATGACCATGGCCTCCATCCTCTTCGCTGAGGGCACGGGCACCCGCCCTGTCTCCGTCGAGGCCGAGCCCATGGCGCAGCATGAGGAGGTAGCGTGATGCCGCAGGACCGAAGCCGACTGCATCTGTCCAAGGTGGGTGCATTCGCCGACTGGGCGGAGGGCAACGGGTTTACGAGGGAGCCCACCAAGGGAGAGTATGAGGTCCTGCGCCTTCGCCCAGACGGGGGAGGAGCGCCCCTCATCTGGTTCCGGCGCGACCGCGGGGACCACGCCACCACGCAATACCAGCGCCGCGGTGAGGGGTCGCCGGTGCGGCTTGTGAATCGCTGGTTGAGAGGGCGTAATGGCCCTGCATGACCGCGTGAACCTGCCTTGGATGCAGGGCGCCCTACCCGAGAGCCTGTGCGAGTGGGTGACCGTTACGCCCTACGTGGCGTGGGTGACCATCAACGACGGAGAGACGACATGAGCGACTACATCCCAGGCCACACCACCCACAAGGTGCAGGTTCGCCGTGATGGCGAGTGGGTCGACACCGACGTCACCGGGTCGCTGGAGTTCGTCACGGGCTGGGTGGTGTGCTCCCACCACCTCGCCGTCGAGGCCGGTGCTGTCTACCGGTCGAAGTTGCTGGATTAGGCCAGCGCCGCCGACAGCACCCGCACTGCGCTCTTTCTCGGCTTGTCCTTCGCCTGCTCCGCAGCCAGCAGCGCCTCAGCGTCGAGGCCGCCCGCAGCCAAAGCCTCGATGAGGTCCTTCACGGACCCGTCAAGAATCGAGTAGTCGACCTCTCCGGGGTCGGCTTCTGCCTTTTCTGGAGCCCTGCTCTTGGCTGCCTTGTCCTTCTTCGGCCCCTTGCGCCGCGCCCTGCGCTTGCGTTCGTCGACCAGCAGCGCCTCGGCTCGGTCTTTCTCGGCGTGCTGAACGATGGTGCGGCCGCCGGGAATAGAAACGTCCACGACGTGGTAGGTGCCGTTGGCCTCGATGATTCGGAGCATGTTGATGTCCTTCGTCGGTTGTTGCGCGGTTCCGAATAATCTACTACGGTACGAACAACATCGCTGACACCTCACCGGGCCGCCACCGGGTCAACACGACGAAAGGGCGAGGAGGACGAGTTGGCAAGCACGCTCTTTCCATTCCCCCAGACCGGTACCACCAAGGTGTCTCCATGACGCCCGAGGAGCAGGCAGCCGCAGCCGCGAAGGCTGAGGCGGACGCTTCATCCAAGGGTCTGTTGGCCGCCAAGGTCGCTGAGACGCAGAAACGACAGGCCGCTGAGGCCCGTGTTGCTGAACTCGAAGCCGAGAAGTCCAAGGCCGCCGAGGACGCGGCCGCCAAGCGCGGTGAGTTCGAGGACCTGTACAAGACGGCAGCCGACAGCCTCAAGAGCATCACAGCGGAGCGCGACACCCTTCTGGGTGAGCGGACCGCCCGTCTCGACGCCCTCAAGGCCTCGAACGAAGAGGCCAAGAAGGCACTGCCCGAGGAACTGCAGGCGCTTGTGCCCGAGGGCCTGTCCCCGGACGCTACCGCGAAGCAGATCGCACGCCTCGCCAAACTGGGAGGCGAAGGCTTGCCCACAGGCGGCAAGACCAAGGCCGGAAAGGACAAGCCCAAGGCAGTCCCGGCCGAGTGCGCGACGCAGGCAAAGGCGCACGGGAAGGACCCGAATTGGTGGTATGACAATGTCTGGGTGTTGACACACCCCCCCAAGTCTTAGCCGCCCCGTTTGGGGCACCAACCCGGAGCCCCATACATGCTTCCCTACGGATACCGAAAGGGCGTTCGTCAGCCGGTCATGCTGCCTTTGGACAGCACGTCGGCGGCAATCGCTGCTTCACCTGGCATCGCCATCACCGACAGCGGTGCGACGTCGACATTCTTCAAGGAGGTCGATGGTAGCGGTGAGCGCGTCGTCGGCTTCGCGATGACCGCCGTCGCCAGCCCGGCCGCCGACGGAGACCTCTCCGTCCAGGTCGACATCAGCACCGCCAGCGTCTACGAGTTCCCGCCTGATGCCGGCACGGTCGACTACTCGCTGGTCGGCAAGACCTGCGACATTGGCGCTGATGGTGTCACCATCAACATCGACGCCACCGCTGACGACAGCATCCGCATTGTGGATGTGGACGTTGTGAACAACACCTGTTTCGTGCAGCTGCGCGACAACGCTACGAGCATCTGACATGTCCCTTGACGTTTCCAAGCTTCCCGAGCTCGTCGACAAGAGTGGTTACCCGCTCATGTTCCAGGCGTACAACGCTCAGCCCCTGGTCTACCAGTCCATCGCGGACGTGCGGCCTATCACCGACGACATCCTCTACGGAACCAAGGGTTCCGTCATCATCGGCGGCTCTCGTCTGTCCGAGCGCGAGGATGGCGCTGAGATTCAGTCCATTGACTCGGTCTCCGGCCCGACCTGGCAGTGCAAGGTGCGCCAGTTCAGCCGCCGTGTCGACATCCCCGCCCGCATGCTGAAGGCGTCCGACGCTGCTGGCCGCGTCGGCAACCTCATCGCTGAGCACGCTGCCGCCTTTGGTCGGTACAGCGCCCTCCAGAAGGATGACTACGTCGCCGACATGCTGCAGCAGGGCACCCTGACTGCTGGTAACGCCGACTTCTTCGACGGCACCTTCCCGAACAACGTGGACCCCAACCCGGCGTTCATCTACGACGGGCTGCCCTGGTTCGACACTGCGCACACGCAGACCGTTGGTGGCAACACCTTCTCGAACCACACGGCGTCCCTCGCCCTCACCGAGGCCAACCTGCAGACCGTGAAGAACACGATGCGGGCGACCAACGCGAAGGACGAGCGCGACGAGCGCATCCTTATCAACCCCAACGTGCTCATCGTTCCTCCCGGACTGGAGCGCACCGCGCGCCAGCTTCTGGAGAGTGACCTCGAGCCCGGCTCTGCCAACAACGCCATCAACGTCCACCGGGCGACCATGGACCTCGTTGTGTGGAACTTCCTCGACGACGCGGCCAGCGCTTCGGCGTGGTGGGTTGCTGAGCGCGGTCAGGGCCTCCGGGTCTACGACAGCGGCGCGCCCGTGATGGAGTTGGGCTACGACCCGCTCAAGAAGGTCCACTACGTCACCTTTGAGCACTGGTTCGGTGGTGCGGTGACCGAGTGGCGCTACTGGTACAACGCCAACAAGGCCGCTGCGTAGCAGGTGGCCTTCACCTACGACTTGACCACCGACCGGGGTAAGACCCGGTTGAAGTTGGCGGACACGGACGCGGAGACCTACGTCTTCGAGGACGCAGAAGTCGACTACTTCCTTTCGGTCGGTGGCACGGTCAACAAGGCGGCGATTGAGGGCCTTCGGGTCCTCATCGTCGACGCGGCACGGAGACAGAAGTTCTTCGTGCTCAAGGGGCTTTCCTTCGACAACCGTGGCCAGGTCGCGGCGTTGAAGGAGTCCATCTCTCAGCTTGGCGGTATGCCGACTGTGACCATCAACATGCCGGCCCTGCTCCCCATGGACGTGGGCTTCGACGAATCGAATCCATAGGAGCCTCCCATGGCTGTAGGCGACGACGACATCCAGACCCTCCTCGACGCCTCCGGCGTTGAGGTCTACTCCATCAACAGCAGCGGTCAGGGCACCTACGAGAAGGGCCTGGTAGCCAAGAGCAGCACCTCTTCGGCCATTGATGCCGCCACGACCCTGTCGGCATCCGACTCCGGCGGAGTCTTCACCGTGGCCAAGACCTCGGCCTATGCCGTCACGCTGCCGACCCCCGCTCAGGGCTTGTACTTCAAGTTCATGATTCTCGACACGGGCGCGTTCGCTGTGACGTTCTCGAACGGGTCCGCGCACCTCTTCGGTCAGATTCAGGAAGCCGGCACGGTGCCCATCGCCATGACGGGCACCACCCTGACCGCCGTCGCCACGCAGGCTGTCGGTGACTGGCTGTGTTTCGAGGGCATCGACGCCACTCACTACCTCGTGACGGGCTCTTCCATCACCGCGTCCAAGTTCACCATCGCCTGATGAGGACGGTGGGCCATGGCCTGCTCTCGGGGCAGGCTGTTGACGTCCGCGAGACCGTCAGGGGCCTGCTGGTCGCGTCCGGTACTCGTGTCGTCGTGACGGTCAAGAACACCGACAGCGACAGCTACGACCCGGCCAGCGGTGCCTACACGGTCACCAGCACCGACAACACGCTGGATGCATGGGTCTCAACGCTCTCCCAGCGTGAAGCCGGTGCAGTCCCCGACTATCAGGTGGGCGACCTCCGGGTGTGTGTCATGCTCGACGAGCAGACCATCCTTCCCACCAAAGACAGCACCCTGACCTTCTCGACGCATGACCACCGCGTCATCGCCATCGAGACGGACCCGCTGAACGTCTACACCGAATTCATCGTCCGACGCAGGACATAGGAGCCACCCATGGCTGAGACCGTCAAGAGCCTTCGAGTCACCGTCACCATCAAGGGCACCATTGCGGGCGCTGACGGCGCCATCCTTCAGGTCGACGAGACCTATGACCAGGTGTTCAACGATGGCACGGGCTCCGACCAGATGGGCCTCGCTGTGCAGGACCTCAACCGCCCGCTCAACGCGACCAGCGAAGACCTCAACCTGGATGGCCTGACCGACTTCCAGGGCGCCGCATCCGGCCTCAACAACCTCGGCCTGATGTACTTCCGCAACCTCGACGAGGACACGGGCGACGGCCTCACCATCGGCGGCGCGAGTGCGAACCAGTTCGTCAACTGGGTGGGCGACGCGACCGACAAGATCAAGGTGGGCCCCAAGGGCATCTTCCTGCTGGTCTCGCCGGTCGACAAGTACGCCATCACCGCGAGCACGGGCGACCTGCTCAAGGTCGAGACGGACGACAACAGCACCTACCGCTACATCATCGGTGGCGACAACGCCTGAGCATGGCCAAGCGGACCGCCACCTTTGAGTTTGAACAGCGCCGATTCAACGCGGCGTCAAAGGCGTTTCTGCGTCGCCTTCCTGCTGAGGCGATTGGCCCTGCTGTGCGAAAGCTCGCCTTTGATGTGGTCGCCGAGACCGTGCGCGGCATCACGTTTGGCTTGGGTGGCCCTGCTCGGGTGGACACCGGGCGCTATCGGGCGGCTTGGCGTGCTGGTTTCGACAAGGCGCGGGTGCGCGGCAAGGGCCTCCGCACGACTGCGACCGTGACCAACAACGTCGAGTATGGCCCCTTTGTCGAGTTCGGTACGTCCAAGATGGCAGCGGGCAACCACCTGACGCGCGCCCTTGCTGTGGTGCGTCGTGACCTGCCCGCTGGTCGAGGTGCCTTCAAGGTGCTGGCCGACCTGTTCGCCAAGCTGTGGAATGGTCGCTGATGGCTATCCACGCAACGGAGCGCCTCACCAACGTGCGAGCTCGTCTCGGCGAGTGGCTGGACGCCCTGACCATCACCGGCACGCCTCAGATTGTTCATGACGGCGCTCCGTTGTCTCGGGTGGATGACGCTACCGGCTGGGTGAAGGTGACGCTTGAGCCCTTGCCGGAGTTCCACGCGGGACTCGGTGACGGCGTGGACCTCTACGGGTCTGCGGTGCTGCTCATCCTCGACGTGTTCTGGCCCTCCGGCGAGGACGGCCGCGCAGGCTACAACGCCCACGACATCGAGAAGGCGACCGACGACATCTGCTACGGCATGCGTAGGATGTCGCTGACCTTCCTCGACTACTCCAGCACGCCCGCCAGCCCTGTGGACACAACGACTGCGCGGTTACGCTCCAGTCCGGGCACCTTGAGTCGAGTCCGCATCCCAACCACTGACAGCTACGACCGCCGCCGAGTGACCTCACAGGTTCACTGGATGGCACAGCATTCTTAGGAGGTAGGCCATGGCCGCCAACGACAACGCAACCACCCCGCACAAGTTCGAGACCTCCACCTGCGTCATCAATGGTGGAGGCGGCGGCGAGACCGTCACCGCCACCCTGGTGGGCACGGTCACCTGGTCGTTCACTGGACGTTCCTACGTCGAGGCGCGCGCCAAGGGTAGGCATCAGTCCACCCCGGTCGCCGTGGAGACCGAGGACGGCGTGGTCACCCTGACCGTGACGGGCTTCATCACCTCGTACCTGGGCAGTGCCAACGTCCACCCCTACGAGGCGATGAACCACACGGGCACCGCTGCTGCGTGGACTACCACCGGCATCGGCTCCAAGAAGCTTTTGGAACTCGTGTTCACGCAGGTCGGCACCT